TAAGAAACTAAGTCTATCTCGAGGCAAAGTTAAAAGAGTTACTAGAGTTCAAAAAGCTAACGACGAATACGTATACGACATAGGAATGAAAAATAGTAGTCAGCCTTGGTTCTTTGCTAACAACATCTTAATCCATAACTCAGTTTACTTCAGTGCTTGGCCAGTGCTGAAAGATGATGTAGCCAGTGGTAGTTTAGAATGGAATAAGGAAAAGTGTATTCAACTGTATGATCAAGTCGCAGAACAGGTCAACACAACGTTTGGTAATTTTATGGCACAGGCGTTTCACTGTCCAAAGACACGTTCAGATGTTATTGCTGCGGGTAGAGAAATTGTTGCCAGCAGTGGTTTGTTCATTACTAAGAAGCGTTATGCAGCATTGGTGTATGACACAGAAGGTTTCCGTAATGATACAGATGGTAAGTCAGGCAAAGTAAAGGCCATGGGTCTTGACCTGCGTAGATCAGATACTCCAGTGTTCATGCAGGAATTTCTCAGCGAACTTCTACTAATGGTTCTCACTGACGCAGGCGAAGCCGCAGTGTTAGAACGCATCACTCAGTTCCGTAAAGAGTTTGAGCTGCGGCCAGGTTGGGAGAAAGGTACACCCAAACGTGCTAACAAGGTAGGACACTATCGTCGACTGGAAGAAAAGCAAGGCAAGGCAAATATGCCTGGTCACGTTAGAGCAGCACTGAACTGGAATACACTGAAGCGTATGAATGGTGACAGATATAGCCAAGAGATTGTAGATGGTATGAAAACTATTGTTTGTAAACTAAAGGCCAATCCTCTAGGGTATACATCAATTGGTTATCCAACAGATGAATTGAGAATACCCGAGTGGTTCAAAGAACTGCCGTTTGATGACTCAGCTATGAGTGAAACTATTATTGATAATAAACTAGACAACTTGATCGGTGTGCTAGAGTATGATCTAACCAGCACCAAACAGAACAATACATTTAACAGTCTTTTCGAATGGTGATTGATATGCGTACATTGATACTGTTATTATTTTTATCAGGTTGTGCTGATATGCACGATAATACAACTTTAGGCGATAAAGCAATTATCGGAACAACATTAGCGGCAATGGCATATGGTGCTGCTACTTTAGGAGAGTGGTAGTGAGAGTAGGATTTGTTTGTAGCAGCTTTGATCTCTTACATGCCGGTCATGTACAGATGTTGCGTGAAGCCAAAGAACAATGTGATTATCTAATGGTGGGGTTACAGACTGACCCCACTGTTGATAGACCCAGTAAAAATGCACCAGTACAAAATATAGTCGAGCGTTATACACAGTTAAAAGGTGTGCGATATGTAGACGAAATAATCCCCTATGCTACGGAAAAAGACCTAGAAGATATATTGACAATGTATCATATTGATGTTAGAATACTAGGAGAAGAGTATAGAGATCAAGATTTTACAGGCAAGGATATATGCCGCAAGCGTGATATCGATCTCTATTTTAACAAACGAGACCATCGCTTCTCATCAAGTGACTTGAGAAAGCGTGTAGCAGAAAGTGAAAAAATATGTTGAAACTTTGGATCGTTAGCACAGTGATTGGAAGTGTAGAGCCTAAACTCACACTGTATGATACGTTTGATCATTTTGAGACCTGCTATCATGCTGAGTTAGTGTTAGAAAAAGACTTTACACAAGGAGAATGGACAATATGCACAGATGAATAAATTTATATTTGACATAGACGGAACGCTAACACCAAGCCGACAAACTATCGATCCTGAGTTTAAAAAATTCTTCTTAGAGTTCTGTATCGCTAACGAAGTTTATCTTGTAACTGGCAGTGATTATCCCAAGACTCAAGAACAACTAGGTGACAATTTACTAAAATGGCCTATTTTTGTTTACGCTTGCTCAGGCAATGATGTTTGGGCCAAAGGCGAACGTATTAGAACCAAGGAATGGACGCTGCCCGACGAGCCACGTGCTCTGCTACACAGTTGGTTACAAGTCAGTAAGTTTCCCCTAAGAACTGGTATACACTTTGAAGACAGACCCGGTGTGTGTAATTTTAGCATAGTAGGACGAAATGCCACACTGGGCGAACGTAATCTGTATGTTGCACACGATCAAGATCACAGAGAACGTGAAACTATTGCCCTACAATTCAACAGTGTCTATGGTGACGCTATCACTGCTAAGATAGGTGGCGAGACTGGCATTGATCTTTATCCTGTGGGCTGGGACAAGTCTCAAATACTTGAAGATTTTGATCCCACAAATCGCATCTACTTCTTTGGAGACCGAATGGATGTGGGCGGTAATGATTATACACTGAAGGCTGCTAACACTAGAGGACATAATTATACTGTAAAGAGTTGGCGTGACACTTGGGAACGTTTGAGTTATTTACAAGAGGCTAAAATTGCGTTATGAATATCTTACTTACAGGCGATGCCGGATACATAGGATCTGCGCTATACAAAAGATTAATCAAACAAGAACACAGTGTATTTTGTATTGACATAAAACGTGGCGTAGAGTTTGACCTCAATCGTCTGACTCTGTGGCCCTCTGATGTAGATCTAGTTATACACCTTGCTGGACGTAGTGGTGTAAGAGAAAGTTTACAGGATCCGGCAGCATACTGGCATAACAATGTAGAAGCAAGCAGACGACTGTTCGAACGTTATTCTAATACCAGAATATTATATGCCAGCAGTTCCAGTGCTTACGAGCCCGATTTGAACCCTTATGCCGCAAGTAAGTATTGCTTAGAAGAACTTGCTGCTAGGTATTCAAATACACTGGGAATGAGATTTCACACTGTATACAGTGATAGTTGTCCGAGAGAAAATATGTTCTTTTGGAAACTATTAAATAACGATCTAGAATACGTCACAAGACACTATAGAGACTTTGTACATCTAGAAGATGTGTTGGATGCTATTGAAATACTAATAGCCAAAGATCACGTTAAAGGCATAGTTGACATAGGTTCGGGCGTTCCTGTTCGTGTCCAAGACCTAGCACCAGATTTACCCATCCGCCTAAATACCCCGGGAGAACGAGAGTGGACCTGTGCTAATCTAGAAAAAATGCGAGCATTGGGATATAAACCTAAATACACTGTAGAAAAGTTCTTGACTAACAACGACTTAGACAATATAATACAACTATATAATGGAGAAATAATATGAAAGATATCTTGCAGGACATCGTTGCGCATACGCACAGTCTGGGACTTAGCCTAGTAAAAGTCACAGCAGAAAACAACACTACTCAGATTGATTCAATGGCCGAAGATCGTTCGGTTATTGTAACAGCAGCGACACACGCTTCTGTGAACGAATTTGAAGGTGTGTTTGGTATGCCCAATCTAGACAAACTTAGTCTACACTTGAAAAACCCTGAGTACAAAGACAACGCAAAGATTGACGTTGTCACAGCAGAACGCAACGGCGAAACTATGCCCACGCACATTCATTTTGAGAATGCTGCTGGCGACTTCCAAAACGACTATCGTTTTATGAATCGTGCTATTATTGAAGAAAAACTTAAGACTGTGAAGTTCAAAGGTGCGAACTGGAATGTTGTGTTTCAGCCCACTATAGCAAGTATCGCTCGTATGAAGTTGATGAGTGCTGCTCATGCAGAAGAACCTAACTTCAACGTAAGTACAGAATCTACAGGCGACGCAACTGATCTGGTATTCAGCTTTGGTGACGTTAGCACACACGCAGGTAAGTTTGTGTTCCAAAATGCAGTCAGCGGAACACTGTCACACACATGGAGTTGGCCAGTTAGCGCAGTGCAGAGCATTCTAGGTCTGAGCGGTGATATCACTATCAGTATCTCAGATCAAGGTGCTATGATGATCAGTGTAGACAGTGGCTTAGCAAAGTACGATTATATCCTGCCAGCCCAGAGCAAGTAATATGGAGCAGTTTAATATTATAGAGTTCGCAAAAATGTTTGACGCAGTACTTGCGTCAGACAACATCAGTGTACAAAAAGCCCTGCGTAACTTTATGATGATTGCTGCTATTGTTCACGCAGCAGACGATAACAGCGAAGAACGCTTAATGGGTTCGCTGGAAACACTGGTTAAAAAAGTTGCTGATCTTGAACGAATAGTAGTCGATATGAAAAATAATCGCAATGTTCAAGATCGCACAAGCGATTATTACAAAAATTATTACGGTAATAGTCCGAGTTGGGTTTACAATCCTGATACCGGTACTCCTTATAGTGGTTCTTACCCTAGTACTAATATCACTTCCAGTAGCACAACTTGGAAAGATGAACTTGGATATACTGCTCAAGAAGTAAGCGAGTTAATGAAAGAGTTAAAATTTAAATGATAACTAACTTAACAGAAACACAAAAAGATTATGCGTTATTTTTGCCTGCAACATCTGGCTTTTATTCGTCTTTTATTGGATACCAGCGTATGCGTTATCCATATGTGCAGCCATCGAGAATTCCACAAAACTTTGTAAACGATGTCGAAAGTCTAAACTTTTTAGATCCACAGAATGGGCTGTTTTATTACAAGTGGTGTCTGTACAGTGCAGGTCATGCTAACTTGGATTTAAATAAGCAGGATGATCGTGAAGAAATGTTCAGAACTAGAGATCGTACTGGATCTAGCTGGGTGTTGGGTGACAGTGGAGGTTTCCAAATCGGCAAAGGTAAGTGGCCAGCAGATTGGAAAGATCCGAATTGTCCAGCAGCACACAAAAAACGCAGTCAGGTGTTGAATTGGATGGACAATCTAATGGACTACGGAATGTGTTTAGATATTCCAGCCTGGGTTGCCAGAAGCCCTGAAGGTCAACTGGCTACAGGAATTTCTACCTACGACGAAGCAGTTCAAGGCACATTTATAAACAATGAATACTTTATTAGAAATAGAAACGGCAACTGTAAATTCTTGAACGTTTTACAAGGCGAAAATCACACTGATGCAGATGACTGGTATCAAAGAATGAAAAAGTTTTGTGATCCAAAGCAATATCCAGATGCACACTTTAATGGCTGGGCAATGGGTGGACAGAACATGTGCGACATACACTTGGTGTTGAAACGTATAGTCCAACTTAGATTCGACGGCTTACTGGAAAAAGGTTTACATGACTGGATGCACTTTCTTGGAACAAGCAAGCTAGAATGGGCGCTTATGTTTACAGATATCCAACGTTCTGTTAGAAAACATCACAATTCTGATTTCACTATATCATTTGACTGCGCGAGCCCATTCCTTGCAACTGCAAACGGGCAAGTCTATGTACAAACTGAAATAGAGGATCGAAAAAAGTGGTTGTACAGAATGTTGCCGACACTCGACGACAAAAATTATGCAAATGATACAAGATTATTCAAAGACGTTTTAATTCAGGATGGAGTTTACAAAAACTTTACTACTAGTCCTGTCATAGACGGTGTTAAAACTAATGAAATCTGTGTGTATGCACCTGGTAACCTAAATCGCATGGGTAAAGAAAACAAAACATCATGGGATAGCTTTACATATGCAATTCTGATGGGTCATAATGTTTGGATGCATCTTAGAGCAGTTCAAGAGGCTAACGAAAAATACGATCAAGGATTGGTGCCTGCGATGTTGGTCCAAGAAAAATTTGATCAAACATATAGCCGAGATATCATTGAAGAAATTTTTGCAACAAGTGATTACGGTAAAGCACAAAGTCTGATAGCCGAGCATAGCAAGTTTTGGATGGCTGTTCCTGGTACTCGTGGCGCAGTTGGTAAAAGGACAGTCAATGCGTCTACGTATTATGGCAAGTTGTTCAATGAAGAACTGCCTTCTGAAGATACAGTCGATATTGATACATGTGAAGATTTTACCGAAGATCAAGTGAGTAACCTAGACGTACTAGAGGACTTAGAATGAAAAGTCTTGTAATCGGTTTAGGTATAGGCGAATTGTACAAAACAGTGTTAACTGGCCTGAACTCGACTGTTGTTACAGTAGACAGTAATCCTAACAAAAATGCAGATTATCAAAGTGTTGATGACGCACTAAAACATCATCAACACTTTGATACTGTTAACATCTGTACTCCTAATTTTACACATAAAGAACTAGCAGAAAAAGTAGCGCCTTACACTAAAATTGTTTTTATAGAGAAGCCTGGAGTTAGTACGTCAGCTGATTGGATAAGATTAATAGAACAATATCCTGCAACTAGATTTATGATGATAAAAAATAACATGTGGAGAGACAACATTGCCGAGATGAAAATGTTGGCTGATCCTTCTACTAAGATAGAAATACTATGGGTAAGAAATAATTGCGTTCCTAATCCAGGAAGTTGGTTTACTACTAAGAGTCTTTCCTATGGAGGCGTTAGCAGAGATTTGATGCCACACTTGTTGAGTATCTATATAGCGTTGAATCCCAATTGGAGAAATTCTGAAGTGAATTATTCTAATAAAGAACAAATGTGGTCACTAAGCGACATTGATTCTACTGATTATGGAACTGTAAATTCAGATGGTATATATGATGTGGATGATTTTTGCCGAGTATTTTACGATCAAAAGTGGTTTATAGAATCATGTTGGAGAAGTTTAAACAAAAATGTCAGCGAGGTTAATTTTTATCAAGGTAACGATTTAATAAAAAAAGTAGAGCTGGGATGGTGTCCTGAAGATGCGTATTACAATATGATCAAGGACGCTGTTGAAAATATCGATAATGACGACTTTTGGAAAATTCAACTAGAACAAGATATTTGGATACACAAACAGATAGAGGAACTATGAAAGTAAGACTTTTACACACTACAGGAAATGGTAAATTTGACGAAATAGTTTGGGACAAACCGACTCCTAGTGAAAACGAAATCGAAGTTAAAGCAGTGCTGACAGGCATTTGCCGCAGTGATATCGATATGATGGAAGGTAACTTTGGTCCTCTTCCATTATCGATGCAGGGCCATGAAGGCCTAGGACAGGTTACTAAAGTTGGTTCTAATCTAACTGGTGTAAAAATAGGTGACTATGTAGCCACCAGAGGAGAACCTGCATATGCAGATTTTTACAATGTTAGAGAAAATGAATATGTAGTTGTTCCGTATGCTGATCCCAAATATATTTTAGAACCAGTAGCGTGTGGTATTAATGTAGTTGTGCAGCCCTATGATCAAATTATCCTCAGATCAGGTAATCACAAACGCTGTTTAATTTTAGGCAGCGGATTTTTATCTTGGATTGTCTATAATACATTAAAAATATTAGACATCAAGTTTATGGACATAGACGTAGTAGGAAATCATAACAAAGAACTATGGGGCGATGTTTTATCAGAAACTTATCAAGGAACATATGACGTTGTAATTGATTTAAGTTCAAGAACTAATATTTTAGAAGACATTGATTACAGTAACGAAGCTTTGTTAATTTTCGGAGTTCAAAAAAACATATCAACAGATTTTGGAAATTTATTGTGGAAAGCATGTACTGTAGTTTTTCCTAGCCCTAGAGCAGAAAAATTTATTACTTCAATGGTATATGCAGAAAAATGGATTACTTTAAACAAAATAACAATTGACAATTTTTGGTCAAAAAGTTATAATAGAGACACAGAGTGGATACAGGCGTTCGAGGACAGTCTTAATAGACCTGAACATTACAACAGAGGCTATATTAAATGGAATTAGACACAGACAAACGACAAGAAGTTACATACTTCATCGGCACAGAAGTAGAACACACTGCAATGAAGGGCGAAAGAACTTTGTTTGTAGTTGGTGTTCAGCCTGTTGAAGAAATTACCCGCAGAGCAGATGAGCATGGTATCAAGCATCTTTACTTTGGAACTAGCCAAAGTTTTACACCTACGACTTCAGAAGACTACATTGAATGGGAATCTATGATTCTCCCATTGCTTAAAATGGGGTACTGGTGTACCCTTGACTTTGGAGTAGAATACTCGGAAGGTGTATTGGAATCATGCTATGACGAATACAATAACTTTATTGCGATGATCAGTGTTAAATTGCCGTACCTACGTCAATTTAATTACAACGCAACTATAAAGTTAGACGACACTACCTGGGGCCATAGTAACAGTGGAGTGTGGTGTCATAGCCTGCATGATCTAATGGATCGTGAAAAATTTACTGACTGGTCAAAATATCAAGGAGACAAAATTGTTGAATAACGAAAAAATAGAAAAGCTAATGGAATTATTAGTTGAGGTCGAAGACGAAAGTTTTGAAATTGTTAAGGAAAATCATCAGCTGCTGAAAGCAATTGACTGGAAGCTTTGGGAAATCCTAAAGATTGCCAATGCGTTTGCAAGAGCACAGAATTTAGATGTTACAGAACCTTTCCCAGTTGACAATGACAAAGATTAATGTTACACTATGAAAGTTATCACAATTACATAAAGAGAATGTACAAAATGACAGAAGCAACTAAAACTTTTATAAAAATTCGAACAGAATTTGAAGGATATCATTTTTATCCTGACGCAAGTAAAATTGATCCTCGTATAAAATTTCTTGAAAACGAACACAGACATATCTTTAAAGTAGAAGTTAAAATTTCTGTTAATCATTTAGATCGAGAATTAGAATTTTTCTTAGTAAAATGGGCATTAAATGGTTTTATTAAGAATGGAAATCAAAATGACAAATCGTGCGAAATGATTGCTACAGATATTTTAGAAAATCATCTCATACCTTTATACGGAAAAAGATATTACGAAATAGTAGTATCTGAAGATGGCGAATCTGACGGTATAGTCGAATACTTACCTTAAAAAATCATTAGCAAAAACAGGAAAAAAACGAGGACCAATGAGTGAAGAAACAAAACTAAAAATTTCTAAAACTAAGGAAAAAAATGCTAATAAAAAAGATTGACAACGTAACTTAAAGATGCTACTTTATACATGAGTAATAACACTTACTTGTTTTTTATCCCTCAACACAGAACTAAAGGAATATACAACTATGGCGATCACTAACACTACTGTAACCAAGCTGTTTGATGACCTTGATACATATCGTGATTACTGTCGTTTCGAAGGCAAAGTCTTCGAAGAAAAGGCACTGTACAATAAGAAAGACTATAATTGGCAGGCCTATGAGAAATATCAAGGTTGGCTTCGCGCAGTGGCTCGTAACGCTAATCGAGATAACGCCAACACACGGAGACGTTAATGACCATATACATTGTAGATATTGAAGCAGTTGACACTCGTTATACTAAGCAGTGGAAAGAACATCTTCCACTTCAACTGCGTCATGCTACAAATGAACATATAGAAGTCATTAGTGGAGGAGAAACGCCTCAGGCTACTACGCCTGGGGCTTTTCTCAACTTTGGCGGTACTAATGTTTACAAATCAAAGCAGTTGGAAATCATAGGCGAAAAGTTTTGTAAGGGTGAAATCAAGAATGGAGATTACTTCTTATACACAGACGCTTGGAACCCCACTGTGATTCAACTCAAGTACATGGCAGAACTGCTCAGTGTTGACGTTAGGATTGGCGGTATGTGGCATGCCGGCAGTTATGATCTACAAGACTTTCTTGGTAGACTAATCGGCGATGCGCCTTGGGTGCGTTCGGCAGAACACTCAATGTTCAGTTGCTATGATGATAACTTTTACGCAACAGACTTCCACGTAGATCTGTTTGCTAGAGGTGTGCTAGACTGGAATGAGGAAGACTGGACTGGTACTCCTTACGAAGCTAACAGCACTATACAAAGAGTAGGTTGGCCCATGGAGTATTTGAAGGATACTCTTACACAATACAAAGGCATGGAAAAGCGCAATCTTATACTGTTTCCGCATCGTGTTGCTCCTGAGAAGCAGGTGGACATTTTCCGCGACCTAGCAGAACAACTACCCGAATATGAGTTTGTTGTTTGTCAAGAACGTAGTCTTACTAAGAACGAATATCACAACTTGTTAGGCGAAGCTAAACTGGTGTTCTCAGCTAATCTACAAGAAACACTGGGCATTAGTTGGTATGAAGGCGCACTGGTAGATGCTATCCCTATGGTGCCTGATAGACTCAGCTATACAGAAATGGCACTATCGGAGTTTAAGTACCCTAGTGCGTGGACTGAAGACTTTGCTAGTTATAGACAACACAGACACGAAGTTGTAGCACAGGTAAGAGAATACATTGAACGTTACGATGACTTCGCAGTAGCTTTAGAAAAACAACGTACAAAGTTAACCCGAGAGTTTTTTAGTGGTGCTGCGCTGTATGAGGCAATTGCTAATGGAAGATGATAAAGAATATTTAATAGATATAACAGAAGCTTCTACTATTAACATTACCGTGCCCAGTAATCTCAGCACAGGCGACATATGGTTAGACACCAGCACTATGAGTACAAATGTTTACACTGATAGTTATGACTGGATAACAATTACAGGGGACAGCGGCAGCATTAACCTTGACAATATTACTATATCTAAGCCTGTGGAGTTTGAGGATCAAATGCCCACAGTTGCTAAAATAGAAGATATGTGTAAAGATTACCCAGGTTTAGAGAAGGCTTATGAAAACTTTAAAACAATTTACAAAATGGTTCACCAAGACTGGCAAGGACGACAAGATGCTGAGCAAGACAAACTTTTCTGATTATAACCCGGCAGGCGACTTTATCAAAAGGTTTCGTGAGAGACAGCGTAAAGAAAAAGAAAATTATGAAATGATTAGGAGTTTAGTAGAAAATGAAGTGGCTTAAAAGAAAACTTAGAAATTGGATTAATGAGCCTGATTACGAAGGTGGCGACAGAGGTATGGCTGTTAGCAGCATGGATGATACAAATAGACCCGACACTGATCCTATTCTTACTTTCCGTATCTATAGTGCTACTAACGGTAAAGTCCTTGAGTTTAGGCGATATGATCGCAAAACAGATCGCAACGACAACAGCACTTATATTATCGAAAAAGATCGAGACATTGGCGAGTATGTCAGCAAGTGTCTAAGCATGGAGTTGCTAAAATGAAAAAGAAATATTATACTTGGCAGGATGTAGAATCTGCTGCTGATACAATTATTGCACAGATGTGCAAGGATCGTTGGTGCCCCGACTATATCGTTGGAATTACTCGTGGAGGATTGTGTCTTGCTACGCTGCTGAGTCACAAGCTTAATGTAAGAATGGAGACACTTAAAGTAAAGCTGCGAGATGCAACAGAAGACGAATCATGCGAAACAAATTGCTGGATGAGCGAAGATGCTTTTGGTTATGTAGATCTAGTCGAACAAGAAACTTTGAAGTGCAGATGGGATCTACATAAACGAAAAAATATCTTAGTCGTCGATGATATCAACGATACCGGAGTAACGTTTGAATGGATCAAGAATGACTGGCAAGGTAGTTGTTTGCCAAAAGAAGAATCTGCATGGAACAGTATATGGAACAATAATGTAAGATTTGCTGTTATGACAGAAAATACCAGTAGTCAATTCGAACACGTTCGGTATTACTGGAACGAAGTAAACAAAGCAGAAGAAGATGTATGGTTAGTATATCCATATGAATAAATCATCAAAAAAGGAGATTGATATGAAAAAACAATTAATTAAAGCAGCTAGAATGCACGCCGAAGGTGAACTAGAACGTGCCAAAACTAATATCATGGTATACATGAATAACTCAACCGGTATCGGTGAACACAGCGACATTGTTGAAGCTATCCAACTAGAACTAGATAAGATGGCTGCAGCCAATGATCGTATTGAAATGCTTGAGAAATTTTTCAAAGAATAAATAATCACATGTCTGATAAAACATATACTTTACTTTTTTTTGAAAATAAATTTTCTGAAGTTTCTGACAAAGATTTTATAGAAACTTATAAAAGTATTGTAGAAGTTCCTAATCAAGACATAGTAATAACATTGATTAGAGAGGTTTGGGATTGGTCCAGTTTTAACGATTGGATTAAATCTATTCAAGCCTCTCTATCTCGATATAATCATACTGTATATTTTATAGTAAATAGCACCTTTAATTACAGTGAAGTTGATGATTCTTTACATAAGTATATCTTTAGTATTGATTTTTTCCTCTCCGACGCTGTATTTCGGTACAGGTATGACCAAACTTTAAAAATAAATGCAAAATGGAATAGTGACAACAGTCAAGTATTATTCCTTTCAGGAAAACCTGATTACTATAATAGATATCAACCTGTACTATATTTGTCACAACAAGGTCGATTACATGACTTTGTTTACTCGTATCACGGAACTAAAATTAGTGACCTTCGTGACATAAACATGTTTTATCCAAATCAGTCAAACATTGTCAATACTTTAAAAAAATTATCTAATATATTAGACATTGAGTTTCAACGTAATCATTATAGCGGATATCCTTTCGACCCTAATCTTTATAAAAATACTGTATTGAGTCTTATACCAGAAGGAGTATTAGACTATCATACTAGTGGACTAATTGATATCAAAGACTTACCTTATAGCTACTCTCCACTAAATGCTCCGTTTATTACTGAAAAAACCTATAGAGCAATTCTAAATCATCACCCATTTATTATTTTAGGAGAAATGAATTCGTTAAAATATTTAGAAAGCATTGGGTTTAAAACATTTAGAGAATATTTAAAGTATCCTGATTACAACGAGGTTGAACTATTACAAGATCGAATCTTATATGGTATTGAAAATAGTTTATACTTTCTTGATACATATAAAAAATATCAATCTGATATTGAACGAGACACTAAGCATAATTTTGAAAATTTAATTAAGATAGCCAATAGTCAATGGAACAGTATTTCATTGTTTAATGACCGTAAATTATTTTTAGATTTCTATCTAAATTGTTCTTATGAATTAGATAGAAAAGATATTTCAAAGATTGATTGACAAAAACCTAAATATATGGTATAATGCTAATATGTGTTATACTACTTTTCATGGCAATCCACTGCCTTAACATCGGAGAAATAAATGAAAACATTAAATGAAGAGATCCGCGCAAAGATGCGCGACGACGGTAAAAGATTCTGGGCCGGTGATAACATTTCAGAATATATTACAGAAACCAACAAAGTAGAATTGATTAACGAAGCAGCCCTGGCATTTGAAACAGTGCTTGATACACTGTTGATTGATAGGGCTACTGATCCCAACAGTCAAGGCACAGCACGTAGACTGGCTAAGATGTACTTTAATGAGATTATGAGCGGACGTTATAATCCCGCTCCTAGTGCAACTGCATTTCCTAATGATAGCGCAGACCGTTACGAAGGCATGTTGGTTGTTCGTTCAGAACTGCGCAGTATGTGTAGTCATCACCATCAGCCTGTGAGTGGTGTAGCATACATTGGTATTATTGCTGCTGACAAACTGATTGGACTTAGCAAGTACACACGTATTGCACAGTGGTGCGCTCGACGTGGCACACTGCAAGAAGAACTTGCAAACGATATTGCTCGCGAAATACAATTAGCAACTGATGCAGAAAACTTGGGCGTGTATATTCAAGCAACACACGGATGCTGTGAGAATCGTGGCATTATGGCAAGTAGCAGTCTTACACAAACAACTGTACTTAAAGGTGCATTTGCAAACGACATGGGAACAAAGAAAGAATTCTTTGATAATATTAAATTGCAACAGGAGTTTGCACGATGATAGGCGATTATATTGCAGTGATCATTGCTAAGACATTTATCATGATAGCATTTATGTTGGGCATAATTAGTCTTGCAATTGAACTTTATACAGGGAGTCTTCCGCTATGAAATTACGTTATTCAGAAGCATTTTACAGCGTACAAGGTGAAGGTAAATATGTAGGAGTTCCCAGTGTATTCCTACGCACCTTTGGTTGTAATTTCAGATGTCAAAATTTTGGATTGCCACGTGGCACTGAAAAAGGTCGATACAATCCAGAAGTGGCAAAACTAATCGAAGCAGGTGTACACGAAACCACAGAACGCTTTGAAGACCTGCCATTGGTGTTTACAGGCTGTGATACATACGCCAGTATCTATCCTGAGTTTAAACACTTGGTACATGATCGTACTATTGATGAAGTGGTCGATCACTTGTTGAGCCTTACGCCCGAAGGTTCCTGGACCATGGCAAATGGTCAAGATGTTCACCTTATCCTAACAGGCGGTGAACCGTTACTTGCTTGGCAGCGATTGTACATTGAGTTGTTCGAGCATCCTAGAATGAAGGATCTTAAAAATGTTACGTTTGAAACAAACACTACACAATGGCTACACGCAGATTTTAAAAACTATCTCTCAAATGACGCTAGATTTAGAACTACATTTTCTTGTAGCCCCAAACTATCCGTTAGTGGAGAATCTTGGGCGGATGCTATCAAGCCTGATGTTGCTGCTGATTACTACAGTGTTCCTAGTGCTAGTCTTTATTTCAAATTTGTTGTGGCTGATGATGTTGATGTTGAAGAAGCCGGCAGAGCAGTTGAAGCATATCGTGATGCGGGTGTGGAATGCCCTGTGTACCTTATGCCAATGGGAGGTCGTACTGAAGGCTATAACCTCACCGTACAGGAAGTTGCGAAACTGGCGATGGCAAAAGGATGGCGATTCACTCCCCGACTCCACATATCTTTATTCGGGAATGCCTGGGGTACATAACTATTCGGAAATGCCTGGGGAACTTGATAAAAACGTCAAATACTTTAGAGGTATACACACAGAAGAACAATTTGAAAAGATAAGGAAAGGTTTATGAGAAAAATTACACTAAACCCCCGCATTGCAGATAGTACATCCTTTGATTGGAACAACGACTGGATTGTAATAAAAGAGAACGATCAACTAAATGAGTTCAGTGCTCCAAGAAAAGACAATCCATATCGCGGATATACAAAAGAACAACTAGAAGTTATACAAACAGTAAACCGTGTGCTTGAACACAACAATCAGCCAACTATGACCATTGAAGAAGTAGAGAATTTACTCTTTCCATTTGGGAAAGATCGGAAAATTGAAGCTGAAGACCTGCAAGCTCTTGCTGGGTTTAAGGTTGAAAAGAAAATCATAGCACTAGATGAGGAGTAATTATGAAACAGTGGTTAAAGCGTGTCACAGGAATAGAAGCTAAAGAACGTGAACTAGAACAAGAGATAGCTTTACACAAAGCTGCGGCAGAGGCCGAGCATACTCGTATAGCAGAAGAAGAACTCGAACTTCTAAAAAAGAAAGACCCAAAGGCATATGCTACACGTCGCAAAGAGCCTTGGGTTAGTGTACTTGATGTTAAAGTAAACGAAGAAAATGTTCGCAACGGATTCTTTGAGATGGATTGGAATGAATATTTTATTCAACAGCTTATTCAAGCAGGCTACGGTACTGAGCAGGACCCGGAAGAAGAAATCGTAGATCGTTGGTTCAGAGACATAGTTTATAACATGTTGAGTGAAGAAGGACTTGACACACAGCGAAATTCAGGCTATATTAATGTAGTACCAATCGCAAAAGGCAAATCAGAAATATCATGAAAACTTATATAATAATCGATACCGCTAATGTGTTTTTTCGAGCTAGGCACGTTGTACGTGGCGATATCGATACTAAATTAGGTATGGCACTACACATCACACTCAGCAGCATTAAAAAGGCGTGGCTTGACTTTGGCGCGGATCATGTTGTGTTCTGCTTAGAAGGACGCAGTTGGCGTAAAGATTTCTATGAGCCCTACAAGCGTAATCGCAAGGTGACTCGCGATGCTATGACGCCGCGTGAGATGGAAGAAGACAAAGTGTTTTGGGAGATCTTTGATGAGTTCAAAGACTTTGTCGCTAACAAAACAAACTGTACTGTGCTACAGAATCCTCAGCTAGAAGCAGACGATTTAATTGCTGGCTGGGTACAGAATCATCCCAGCGACAATCATGTTATTATCAGCACAGACGGTGACTTTGCACAGTTGATTGCACCCAATGTAAAACAATACAACGGTGTTGCTAACATGACTATTACACACGAAGGCTACTTTGACGACAAAGGCAAAGAGGTAATTGATAAAAAGACTAATCAGCCTAAGCCTGCTCCGAACCCGCAATGGCAACTGTTTGAAAAGTGTATGCGTGGCGATACCAGTGACAACGTGTTTAGTGCGTATCCTGGCGTGCGTGTAAAAGGCACTAAGAATAAGGTTGGTTTGACAGAAGCTTTTGAAGACAAAGGCACAAAAGGCTACAATTGGAACAACATGATGCTACAGCGTTGGGTTGATCACAATGGTGTAGAGCATCGGGTATTGGATGATTACAATCGCAATGTTGTGCTGTGTGATCTTACTGCACAGCCTGATAATATTAAACAAATAATCGATAGTGAAATAAACAGCGTAGAACCTAAAGATGTAAATCAAGTGGGTATGCGGCTTATGAAGTTCTGTGCTAAATGGGATCTACAGCGTATTGCTGATCAAGCGCAGAGTTTTGCTGAACCACTTCAAGCAAGGTATATTAAATGACAATTAAAGCTAAACCTATTCTAAAAGATCGTTTCTGGATAGTTGAAAATGATGGTGAACGAATCGGCACACTGAGCTGGAATGATGAACGATACATGTTCAGCAACAATGCAGAAACCTGCTTCTTTGACAATAAACTTCAAATAAAGAAAAAGTTTGGCGTAGACATTGAATGGAGCATTGTTGGGGATTCTGCAGAGAAATCACTGCCAAAAGACTTTACAGTTCATGGTTATCCTACCAGTGTTGCAGCATATAACAGTATGTATGATGTAAAGCGTAAGCTGCCACTGTTTACAAAAAGTGAAAAGTCAAAAAGCCTTTACTGTGCTGGCTATTATATTATTCGATTCGAAAAGGGTTGGGTCAAAAGCTTTTGTCCTAAACTGATCACAATTGAACGCTACGAAAATCGAGGACCGTTCAAATCAGAATTAGAAAGGCGTCAGGAGTTAAGTCGTGTCAACAATTGAACCTGTAAACACTGTTCCGCTACAACAGTTTATTCAACAAGTCAAATCAGCTGAAAACAGTCGAGCAAAAGAAGTAAAGCTAGATATTGCACAGGCAAAGAATCTGGCCTTTACACTCGGCATAGTTATGAGTAGACTACACGGCGAGTTAGAGCGATTGGTTGTAGAAAACAAGCAATCTGATGCTGACCAAGCCATCGAAGTACGACTGGATGGCGGCACAGGCTGGCAATAATCTGCGCAGTTTATACAAAAGAGAGATAAATATATATGTAGTTAATAAGGATTGCATATATGAGTCGGCCAAAGCCCGTAGTTATTTTAGAACACATTGATAACAAAACCTATAAAAGTGAACAGATACTAGAGGCTGATGCTATTTGGGCAGTGTTCTATCAAGGTAAGCCTTTTAATTTAAAAAGTGCCAATGCACTGACAAACTATCCTGGGCCGAAATACAAAAAGGTCAGCTTCTCAAATCCTGGTCATGCACACAATCTAGCTAAAAAGCTCAACATCATGTTTAAGTCTAATGATTTTGCTGTGTATAAACTTATCACAGGCGAGCAGATAGACGAATGAACTGGAAAGAAACATATACTAAACTGTTTCTCAAAGAACTAGGACACAGTATCAACGAGACCAGTCTCAAAGAATACATGCCGCTTTGGTGGCAAAATACACGAAACAAGGCTGCGGGCGGACTTAGACTCTCTAACGAGGGCCTGGGCATGCTGACTCAGATTGGCCTTGCTGTGTACGAAATACCGTGGCCCAAAGAGATGGTGCTTACTACACAGGTGATCATATTCTTAGATCAATTTATTGACTGTCCGTACTATCTCAACAAAGACAGTATCACAGTGACTAACGAGCGCAAGGCTGTTGAGCTTACTCTTTTCTCAGGGGATCTGCGCAAGTATGGCATAGTCAAAGCTATGACTAGATCAAAAAAAGAAGCAGAAGAATCCTAACTGTTTAAAATCATTGAAAATCTTTTTTACTAAAAAGGTTGACCTATTGCAGAACCAATGTTATATTGTATTTGTTAGTTAAACACACGCACTGGTCGAACTGAAAGGACTACAACAATGGATACTTCAACTCGTACTGTTACTCCAAACAGCGCAAAATCTTCAATTAAACACGCTCTGCGCAAGAAGCGCCCGATCTTCCTTTGGGGCCCTCCGGGCATTGGTAAGTCGGATATTATTCACCAGATCGGCGAGCAACTGAATGCTCACGTAATCGACATTCGTTTGTCGCTGTGGGATCCTACTGACATCAAAGGTATTCCTTACTTCAGCAGCGTTGACAACACTATGCTTTGGGCTCCGCCTAGCGAACTGCCTAGCCAAGAACTGGCTGATAAGTATGAGAACGTTGTATTGTTCTTGGACGAGATGAACAGTGCCGCTCCAAGTGTGCAGGCCGCTGCATACCAGCTGATTCTTAACCGTCGTGTTGGTACCTACAAGCTGCCTGACAATGTTATGATTGTTGCCGCAGGTAACCGCGAAGCTGACAAAGGCGTTACGTACCGTATGCCTGCTCCGCTGGCTAACCGCTTTATCCACTTGGAAATGGCTGTTAACTTCGACGACTGGTTCGGATGGGCTGTTAACAACAGCATCCACAAAGACGTTGTAGGTTACTTGACTTTTAGCAAAAAGGACCTTTACGACTTTGATCCTAAGTCGCCGAGCCGTTCGTTTGCTACTCCACGTTCTTGGTCGTTCGTGAGCGAGTTGCTCGAAGACGATCTTGATGCTGGTACCACAACTGATCTAGTTGCTGGTGCCATTGGCGAAGGTTTGGCTGTGAAGTTTATGGCACACCGCAAGGTTGCTGCTTCGATGCCTAACCCTAGCGACATCCTTGCTGGTAAGGTTAAAGAGATGAAGTCTAAAGAGATCAGTGCAATGTATTCCTTGACTGTGTCTCTTTGCTACGAACTCAAGGAGAGTGATGCTGCCGGCGATAAGAAGTTTGATGAAAAAGTCAGCAACTTCCTGCGCTTTGCAATGGATAACTTTGATACCGAACTGGTTGTTATGGGTATCAAGCTGGCACTGACGCAATATAACTTGCCTATCGACCCCGACGCCGTGGACTGCTTCGATGAGTTCCACGACCGTTACGGTAAGTATATTAAGGCAGCACAGAGCGTCTAAACAACAAAGTGGGCAGGGAGACCTGCCCACTTTTTCTATTCAACGGTTGACAACGATTGTAAATACTGTTATAGTTACAGCATGAACACTAGCACAGAGGTAAACTATGTCTACTAAACAAACTCAAAGCAAACTTAAGAACTGGGAGCCTGACCCAAATATTACTGGCGAAGAACTAGAGCGTATGCGTGTAGAAGTATATGATCGTATCGTTGTCGCTCGTATTGGTCTTCTACTGCGTCATCCTTTCTTCGGTAACATGGCAACTCGTTTGCGTATTCTTGCTGCGGATGATTGGCTTATGACTGCGGCTGTTGACGGTAAGAATCTCTACTACAACACTCAGTTCTTTAACGCAATGAATAACAAAGAGATCGAGTTTGTTATTGCTCACGAGATCCTGCACTGTGTTTACGATCACCTTGGTCGTCGTGACTGGCAAGGTCGTGACATGCGGCATCGTCTCTACAACATCGCAGCAGACTATATTGTAAACAACCTGCTGGTGCGTGATCGTATCGGTACCAAGCCCAAGGTGGTTGACTGCTACCAAGACTTCAAGTATGAAGGCTGGAGCAGTGAAGAAGTCTACGAAGAGCTTTACAAAGAAGCTAAGAAAAACGGCGAAGATTTCCTTGACAAGCTGGGCGAGATGCTGGACGAACACCTTGACATGGATGGCGATGGCGACGAAAATGACAACGGTGAAGGCAAGGACAAGAACGGCAACGGTACCAGCAGCAAGCGTCCTAAATTTACTGAGGAGCAGATTCGTCAGCTAAAAGACGATATCAAAGAAAACATGCTCAGTGCTGCGCAGGCCGCAGGTGCTGGCAATGTTCCTGCTGGTGTCGCTCGCATGATCAAGGAAATGACTGAGCCTAAGATGAACTGGCGCGAACTGATTCGTCAGCAAATCCAAAGCACAATCAAGAGCGACTACACTATGATTCGTCCTAGCCGCAAGGGCTGGCATACTGGCGCTATTCTACCTGGTATGAGCTTCCAGGACACTATTGACCTTTGTATTGCACTTGACATGTCAGGTTCAATTGGTAGTGCTCAGGCTGCTGACTTCCTTGGTGAAGTTAAAGGCATTATGGATGAGTTTAAAGACTATCGCATCAAGCTGTGGTGCTTTGATACTAAGGTTTACAACGAACAAGACTTTAGCGCCGATGGCGGCGAAGATTTGATGGACTATGAAATTCTGGGCGGTGGTGGCACTGACTTTGATGCTAACTGGGAATACATGAAAGAAAATGATATCCAGCCTAAGAAGTTCATCATGTTCACTGACGGCTATCCTTGGAATAGCTGGGGTGACGCAGATTACTGTGATACTGTGTTTATTATCCACGGTCACAGTGATAAAAATCTTGAAGCGCCGTTTGGTGTTACTGCACACTACGAAGAAGGTAAATGATTAAGAACGGAGAACCAAATCCACTTAACGTTTTTGAAGTGAGGCGAGTCAAAGCGGCTGCGCCTCACTTTGAGTATGTTAACATACCTATGAAATACAATCTTGATCAAAGTTTGATAAAATGGATCGAACGAAACATCAAGAACAGATTCTACATAGGACGCAATGTGTTACTAGACGACAACAACAAAATTGCTCAGATAATTACAATTGGCTTTGAAGAGACCAAAGACATGAGCTATTTCATGTTGGCCTGTCCACATTTAAAGTACAACTAAATAAACTGCGCATATATAATAGTGTAAGGAGATTAAACTATGAGCGACAAAGCTAAAACAACCGAAGCTGAGGCAGAAACAATTACAGCACCTGCGCAGCCTCAAGCACAGGGTCCGGATCTTACTGTACAAGATCTTACTGCTCTCAAAAATATTATCGATGTAGCAAGCCAGCGAGGCGCTTTTAAACCTAGCGAAATGATGACTGTAGGCCAGACCTATATGAAGTTAGAGCAGTTTCTAGCAGCAGTTGCAGCACAGCAAACACAAGGAAATTAATATGTTAAAGCATATAGGACGTATGGTTAAGAATGGTAGAAAAGTCATTGTAGCATACAAAGTAGTACCAAACGAGCCAGATCATTGTATTGTGGTCACTACAGAAAATTTGATGGCAGAAGAACACGATACGCTGATTAAGTTGGTAGAATCTGCTGCTGGACAAGAAGCGGATGACCTAGCAACTGCAATGGCCAGAACACCGCTTCCTGATGGTAGAAACATGCTAACAGCATTTCACACCACAGGCAAAATGGTCAAGGTTCCTACCAACACAGTAGAAATGACTCCTACTATACAGAGTAAGATCATGCTCAGCGAACTGAACGAAGTTATCGCTCAACAGCGTGGCGTTACTGTAGCAGACCTAGCTGTTGGTGGGAACACAGCGCCTAAGCCAGCAGCAGCACCCGTATCTGCTATAGCTGAGGCGGTAGCTGTAGAGCCCGCACAAGCTGTCACAGACGGTGTTTTGACCGATGAAGATCTAGCACGTCAGTATCGTTCGCAGGCTGATCGTTTGAGCAAGGAAGCCGCAGAATTGCGCAGACAAGCAGAAGAGCTAGCACCAACAAAAAAGCAAACAACTACTGTAAAGAAGCCAGCTGTAAAGAAAACAGCCAGTGCCTGATAAATTACCTCCAGAAGTGATAGAACACTGGCCGGAGATATTTAAGGATATTGAGATCAAAGCGGTCCCAATGGAATATATCACATCCGTAGTGGTTCGCTTTGATGACGGTGAGACTTGGGAAATAGATCTAAGCCCCGAAAGCTTGGACGTAGAAGGCGTTGATATTATAGACGTGATAGAAGAAACTCTTGAAACGTTTTTTGAAGAATACGACGAATATATCGAAAGTGTAGACTTTAGACTCAACACACAAAAAGTGATTGACGACATTACTAAAAGAGTCGGTACATTTCTAAAGAAAAGAAAGTAACTCCTGAGATATCTTTTATTTTGTATAAATACAAGTAATAAGATATCCAGGAGTTGTTATAATGGCTTTACGTCTAAGACGCGGGACCGATGCAGAACGTCAACTAATTACGCCAGCAGAAGGCGAAATAATCTATACTACTGATACTAAGTCAGTGTACATAGGCGATGGCACTACAGTAGGCGGTATAATAATTAGTGGTGAGATTGGGCTAGACGATTTAGCTGAAGTTGATCTTTCGACTCCACCTACAGCAGGGCAAGTATTAGTCTGGGATGGAGTTAAATTTGTTCCAGACGATGTAGCAGGAGTAGGCGTAGTTGAAGGATCAAACTACAGAATTAACGTCATAGGCGATGATAGCAGTACATTAGTTGATACCGTAACTAACACCCTTACTGGGGTGTTTGTAGGTGA